AAAAATTAGTGGCAGGTGAGTCTAGCGGACCTATTGATAGACCAATGCCATTCTTCGTATAGGAGGTAAAATGACAGCTAATGATTTATTGATTCTAGTTCGTCAGCGTTTAGGCGATATGCAAAAGCTATCACTATCTGACGAAGAATTGATTATGAGTTTGAACGTGGCTATCGACCGACTTAGTGAGGAATTATCACAAGATGGTAATCCAGAACTTGTAAAAGAAGTTGTGATTACTAATAACGCAAAAGCTACACGCCCTGATGATTTTATTGGTTTGTGTGGACAATTCCCTATCATCTTTATCCAAGAAACAGATGGTATGAAAATCCAGCATATGGACCCTAACTATGAAGGTACAATGCCAGTGCGTTATTTTGCAAGTAGACCTCACGTTTCTAAACTCACAGATACAATCCCATTTGATAAAGTATTACAGCAACGTCAATTAGTTACATATACTGTTTACGATATCAAATCTATTACTGGGGAGGTAAAGGAAGATGACGGTTCAAGAGCTAATGGATAAGGCG